GAGGATGTGAGGGTGTATTGTGCGTATTTCATGGCTCCGATGTTTTGGCCTTCCCACCACGCGGTTTGGAAGGTGGAGCGCCCGCCGGAGAAGCCGCCGAGGAAGCCTCCCATGTACAGGTATCCGCTGTCGATGTCGGCTTGGATTCCGACCAGGCCATTGGGGTCTCGCGCGGCGAGCGTGGCGGTCGTGGCCCCGGTCTTGGGAGACCACAGACTTAGGTAGGCACGCCTACTGCTGGGATCGGTCGAGTCATAGTCCTTTTCTGCGGCGAGAAACACGGTGCCGACCTTGGTGGTGTTGTCGTCGGCCTTGCGTTCGCCGATTCTGGCGAACGCGCCGGGGGCGTGCTCCGCGCGCCGCCCGCCGTTGAACGTGAGCCGCTGACTTCGCCCTCCTGCTGCGTGGTGGACTCGACCGCGATGTACGGGTGCTGGTACGAGCCGCTTCCGTGGTAGAACTGGATGCCTGCGCCTTCTAAGGAGTCCGTGCCGGAGATTTCGGTCTGTTTGAAACTCGGGCTGATTTGCACCCTGTTGCCGGTTCGGGCGGTTCGGAAGGTGCCGGTCAGGAGGTTGTCGGCACCGTCCCCGTCGAGGTGGACGGTTTCGTTGCCGTTGGCGTCGGTCATGACGAACTGGCCGGTGTCGAGGTTCCAGTAGGAGCGCTTGCCGGTGATGATGCCGGTCTTCATATAGGTGGCGTTGATGTACAGCAGTCCGTTGGACAGGTAGAGGCCTTGTTTTTGGCCGTTGTTGGTGAGCTTGTTGAAGATGTAGGTCTGGGTGAGTTCTCCTTCGAAGGTGTCCACGTAGCTGCGGGCGGCGGTCTCGTCGGTGCATTGCAGGCCGGTCCAGTACCAGTCGGCGTCGGATGCGGTGGCGGGGTTGCGATCGACCTGCATCCACAGGCGTGCGGTTTTGGCGTTGGATGGCACGGTGTAGCTGCCGGACACGTATGTCCAGCCGTTCGCGTCGGCGGCGGATTGGGCGATGGTCTGCCAGTGGTTGCCGTTGCCGGTGTCCGTCCAGTGGATGCCGAAGCTGCTGGTGACATTGCCGGCCTTGCGGTATGCCCAGCCGGACAGGCGGAACGTGTGGCCCCGGAACGTGTCGAGCGGCCATCCGAAGTACGTGTCTCGCACGTTGCCCAGGTGGATCGCGCTCGTGATGCCCTCGGGGTGTGTGGCGGGCATTGTCTTGGTGAGTTTGCTCGCGCCGAGCTTGTCGAGGTCGTGGTCGGGGTTGCCGTTCGGGTTGCGCACGAGGTTGCTGCCGTAGGCCATGATCGCCTCGGCGTAGGTCTTCGCGCCGGACAGGGCCGTGTCGGCCTTGGCGGTCGCGTCGCTTTTCGCGCTGTTGAGCGTGCTGGCTCCCACGCTGTCGGCGTAGGTCTTGGCGGCGGTCTGCGCGTCCGTGGCGAGTTTCTGGGCTTGGGTCTGGGTGGCGAGGCTGGACGCCTTGTTGCCGTTGATGGTCGAATTGGCGGACAGGCTGAATTCGCCGGTGTCCATATCCCAGAAGTTCAGGCCCTTTTTGTCGGTGAGACGGCCGGCCTTGACGAGCGCCGCATCCAGTACGCCGGTCTTCATATACGTGGCGTTCAGATACAGCAGTCCGCCGGACAGGTAGATGCCCTGCGTCTTGCCGTTGTTCGTCAAACGGTCGAAGATGCTGCGCTGGCCCAGAGATTCGTCGAGCGCGTCCACGTAGGCCTGCGCCGCCGCCTTCGCGGCCTCGCTGTCCGATTTGGACTGCGCCTTGGCTGCGGTCAGCGCATCCGAGGCCTTGGTCTCGGCGTACTTCCTCGCCTCCGCGAGCTTGGCCGTATCGGCCGCGTCGGCCTGACGCTTGGCCTCGGTGATCGCCGCCTGTTTCGCCGCGTCGGTGTACGAGTTCGCGTCGGACACCGCGCCGTCGGCATACTGCTGGACGGTCTTGCCGCCGATGGTGCTGCGGGCGGACAGGCTGAAATCGCCGGTGTCCATGTCCCAGTAGTTCAGGCCGGCGGCGTCGGAGAGACGGCCGGTGAACACGGTGTCGGCGAAGATGCCTTTGCCGTTGGCTAGCGCCCGGAAGTCCCAGTCCCCGTTCGGTTTTTTGTGGTCGGCGATGCGCCAGTAGCCGCCGCCGATGTGGATGCATTGGGTGGGGTTCTGGTCCTCGGGCTTGTCGTACACGTAGATGCCCTGGCCGGGTTTGAGGTACGTGTATCCGCCGGTGGCGTTCATGATCTGGTTGATCCGGTCGATGAGGTCCTTCATGTACGGGCCGGTGCCGCCGGCGGCGCTGTTCCATGCGCCGGAGTTGGATACGAGCTTGTCCAAGGCCTGCTGTTGGGCGGCCATGCGCTGCGTGTAGGATTGCCGGATGTTGCCGAGGGTGATCTTGGTTTCGGCGAGGCTGCCGGCCAGGTCTTCCTCGATCTGGAGGATGCGGCCTTCGAGGCGCAATGGTGTGGCGAAGCTGGTGTCGATGATCTGCACGCTGTCGCCTACGTCCGTGCCTTCCGGGTCGTATCCGGCTTGGCCGAGTGCGGTCACGTCGGCGGTGTAGGAGACGACGGGCGTGGTGCGGGTCTTGAGCGCCGCTTTGGTGAGGTTTAGGAGTTCCTTGGGGTCTTCGCAGTCGGGGAAGTCCACGCTTGCTTCGCTGTGGTGTTTGGTGCCGTCGGCTCCCACGATGCCCCAGTTGGCGAGCGCTTGGTCGTCTTGGATGTAGGGTTTGCCGTTGTTGACGTCGGCGAAGCTGATTTTGCGGCCGTAGCCGCCGGTGGGCTCGCCTTCCTCGTTGGTTTGTTCGATGCCTTTGCCCCAGCCGTAGAGGCGGGTGATGACGTCGCCGGCGTCGATGTCGCGTTTGATTTGGGTGAGGTCTTTGCCGTATTCGAAGCGTTTCGTGCTCGTGGTTTGGCCTCGGTGTTCGACGAGGTGGATGATGCGTTGGCCGATGCGGTTGCCGGTCGGGTCGGGCTGGTATTCGGTCTGGGCTTCGAGCCCGTAGGTGTCGGCGGTCTTCTGGACGGCTTCGAGTACGGTGCAGTGGTAGAAGGCGAGGTCGGCGATGCGGGTGCGGGTGCCGGTTTCGACGGTGCCGACCGTCCACCGGGTGCCTTCGAGGGCTTTGGCGAGGCAGGCTTTGGCGTTCGCGTTGCGGTTGCGTTTGTCCTCGATATAGGTGCGGGACAGTTCGGCGATGCTGCCGGTGCAGTAGGCGACGGTGACGGGCATGCCTGCGGCGCGGGCGGTCTGGGTGGACTGGCACAGGTATTCCGCCCATCGACCCGTGCTGTCCTTGAACACGATGCGTTCGTCCTTGTTGATCTCGCCGATGGTGGTGATATCAAGGGTGTCGGTGCCGTCGGTGGCGCGGGTGCGGATGGCTTTGATGGCGTAGGGCAGGTCGCCGAGCGGGTTGCCCCAGCGGTCGAAGATCATGTAACGCAAAACGTGTCTCCTAGATGAGCGTGAGCGGCCGGTACGCGAGGCTGGCGGCCGTGACGCCGGACGGGGTGATCGTGTTGGCTCCCGGCAGGAGCGGGAAGTAGTCGGATTCGAGGGTGGGTGTCATGAGGTTGCCGTTGACGCGCAGCTCGCGCGAGTCCGGCGCAGTATCGATGGTGATGCGCCCGGTGATCGCGGTGGCGGATGCGAGAGTGAGCTTGTGGCCGTGCGCGTCCCGTATGGCGATGGTCTTGGCTCCGCTGGCTGGGGTGAGCGCCCATGCGGGCCAGCATGGCCGGTTGCCTTTGACATGGATCGCGTTCGCGCCCGTTTTGAGCGTGACGGTGCGGCTGCGGCCGATGAGATAAGGGGCGGCGGCGATGCTCACGGTGACGAGCGTGGCGACCTGCCGGGGGCCGGCCCACTTGTCCTCCCACGCGGAAAGGCTCATGCGGCCCCGGTATTCGCCGGGCAATCCCCGCCATGAGAGTGAGACGATGGTGCCGGCCAGGGCCGCGAGCTGCGTCTTGGCGGCGAGGATGTCGTCTTCTCCGCCGATCGCGTACAGGCTGAGCGTGATGGCGCGGTCGCCCATGTACGCGGCCCCCGAGGGGTCGGTGAGGGTCAGGTCGAGCCGGCCGTCGCGGCCGGGCATGTCCTGCACGCTCACCATGGGTTCGGCGTTGCCGATGGTCACGCCGTCGGAGGTCAGGGAGAGCATCATGCGCTCCAGCGGCGTGCCGTTGAGCGTGGGGTCTTCGACATGCGGCAGGCGCATGCGTCGCTGGTAGAGCATGATGCTGCCCCCCTTCCTGTTATCGGCCGAGTCGGGCCATGTTGTCGAGTTCGTAGCTCATTGGCTTGGCGAGCTTGCCGGCCATGACCTCGCCGCCGCGATCGGACAGGTTGAGCGTGATGCCGGCGGATAGTGCCATGTCGATCGCGTCGATGATGTCCTGTTTGGTCGCGGAGTCGGCCGAACGGTCGTCCATCGTGTACGCGATCCGTCCGCCGTTGACGGTGCCGTGGTATGCGAGCGGGGTTTCGAGCCGGCTGGTGTCGGTCTTCAGGCTCACGGTGGGGATCATGTCGGTCAGTCCGTCGATGCTGTCGGCGACGAGGCCGCTGGCCTTGTCGATGCCTTGGGCCATGCCGGCGGGTATCCATTTGCCGACCTCGTCCCTGAAGATGCGTGACGGGCTGTGGATGCCGAGCACGCCCTTGGCCCAGCCGACGAGGCTGCTGCCGAGGTTGCTGATGGTGTTCCTGACCCACTGGAACGCGCCGCCGATGCCGTTGATGAGGCCGCTGATGATCTGACGGCCCGTGTCGTACAGCCATCCGCCGGCCCCGCTGACCGCGCCGAGCACGGTGTCGCGGATGCGGCCGACGGTGTTCGACACGGATTGGATGCCGTTGGACACGGCCGATGTGATCCCGTGCCAGATGTTTCCAAGGAACGAGCTGACGCTGTTCCATACGCTCGTCCATACGCCGCTGATGGCGTTCAGGACGGTCGAGATGGTGTTGCGCACATTCTGGATGTATGTGGACACCACGCCGCTGATGGCGTTCCAGATGGTGGATGCGACGGACTTGACCGCGTTCCAGACGCTCGTCCATACGCCGCTGATGGCGTTGAGGACGTTGCCGATCGTGTTCCTGATGCCGTTGATGATCGGCGCGAAGAACGCGACGATCTTGTTCCAGACATCCGTGAAGAACTGGCTTACGGCCGTCCATACGCTCGTCCAGATGCTTTTGATTCCGTCGAGGATGTTCGACAGGAACGCTTTGATGCCGTCCCATGTGGTCGTGAAGAACGATTTGATCGCGTCCCATGCGCCCTGCCAGTCGCCCTTGAGCAGGTCGAGGAACACGACGATGATGGTGCGGATCGCGTTCACGACGGTCGAGATGTAGCCGCGTATCAGCGTGAAGATCGTGTTGACGACGTTGTAGATCGCCGTCCATACGGTGCTCCATACGGTGTTCGTGCTGTTCATCTGCTGGGTGATGAACGAGAGTATCCAGCCGAACACGGTGTCGATGCCGTTCTGGATCGCCTGCAACGGGGCGACGATGAGCGCGCCGATCACGGTGAACACGTTGATGATGAAGTCCCGGACGCTGGTGAAGATCGTCGTGGCGGTCGTGCTGATGCCGGTCCACACGCCGGACAGGAACGTGGTGATCGACGTCCATGCGCCGGTGACGCCGCCGCCGATCGTCTGCCATAGGCTCGTGAAGAAGCCGGCGATGCCGTTCCATGCGGATTGCACGCCGCCGGTGATCGTCGCCCATAGGTTGGCAAGGAATTCGCCGAGCCCGTTCCATATCGCCTTAGCGCCCTCCACGAGCGCGGCCCATGTCTCGGACAGCCATGAGGTGAACGCGGCCCATGCCTTGCGGCCGACCTCGGTCTGGGTGAAGAACCAGACGAGCGCGGCGACCACCGTGGCGAAGATCGTGACCCAGAAGCCGGCGGGATTCGCCTTGAGGACGGCGTTGAAGGCCCGTTGGATGGCGGTGCCGGCGCTCGTCACGGCGTTCCATGCGAGTTGCGCGTTCTGCGCGATCTTGGTGGATGCGGCTATCTTCTGGATGCGGCCGGAGATGCCGCCTATGCCGTTGACGAGGTCGGTGACGCCGTTGGCGGCGTTCTTGACCTTCACGGCGGCGTTGAAGATGCCGTCGAGCCCGCCGGCGACAGCCGTGATGCCCGCCGTGGCTGTTTTGAAGCCGAGGAACGCGGTGACGGCCGGTATAAGCACGGGCGCGAGCTTGCCGGCGTTGCCGACGATGAGGTTCAACGTGTCGGCGATGAGTTTTATGGCGGTCGCGACCCCGTCGGGCGGCATGAGTTTCACCCAGTCGACGACCATGTTGACGACGCCCATGATCGCGTTCCTGATGGTGTCCCACGCGGATTTGAACGCGGTGATCGCGCCGTTTTCCTCCAGTTTGGAGTAGAGGCGCTGGAACCAGCCGATGAGCCCTTCGATGCCTGCCTGGACGACGGGCACGGCGTTGGTGACTCCGTCTGCGATCCAGCTCATGCCGCCGGTGATGGCGGGTTTGACGCTGTCGAGCACGCTCGCGCCGAGCTTGACGAACGCGGCTTCGAGGTTGCCGGTGGCTCCCTCGATGGTGCTGGCGCTGGTGGCCGCTTCCACGGCGGCGTCGGTGAAGCCCAGGGACATGATCGCGTCGTTGAATTCCTGCGCGGTGATCTGCCCGTCGGCCATGGCGTCGCGGAAGTTGCCGGTGTAGGCTCCGGCTTCCTTGAGGGCCTGTTGGATTTTGCCGCTCGCGCCGGGGATCGCGTCAGAGAGCTGGTTCCAGTTCTCGGTCGTGAGTTTTCCTTGGCCGGCGGTCTGGGTCAATACCATCGCGACGCTTTTGAACGTGTCGGCCGAGCCGCCGGCGACGGCGTTGAGGTTGCCTGCGGCTTCGGCGAGGCGGTCGTAGTTGGGCACGCCGTTGGCGGCGAGCTGGGCGGTGGTGTTGCGGATGTCGTTGAGGTCGTAGACGGTCTTGTCGGCGTAGTCCTGCGTGCTGGCGGTGAGTCGTTTGATCTGCTTCTCGCTGACGCCGGCGAAGTTCAGGGTGCTGGCGAACTTCTGGGCGCTGTCGGAGGCGCTGGTGATCTCGCCGGACAGGCCCATGAACGCTTCGATGGCCTTGCCCGCGACGCTTTGCGCGATGCCGGTGATGACGCCGAGTTTCGCGCCGAAGCCGCCGGCGAAGCCGTTGCCGGCTTTGATGCCGGCGGTGTTGCCGGCGGTTTCCGATGCGCTGCCGAACGCCGATTCGATGGCCTTGCCGACGCCCTTCATGCTGGGCACGACCTGCACGAACGCGGTGGCGATCTCGATTGCCATGCTATGCCTCCCTGATGGTGGTGCGCGGTGCGGCCAGGTATGCGGCCAGTTGTTCGTCGTCCATCGCCACGGCCTCGCCGCCCGTGGCTTCGTGCCGGACGGTGCCGGGGCGTTGGAGCTGTCCGCGCCAGCGCGCGCCCTTGCGTGAGGCCTCCTTGGTTTTCGTCCAGGCGAGGAACGCGAGGCTGTCGCGGATGTCGGCGAGGAGGTAGGTCTGGTCGTCCCATGCGAGGCGCGGGTCGAGTTTTTGCCAGACGATGGCCTGACGGGGCAGGTTGGCGGCCAGTGCGGCCGCACGGTTGGCGGGCAGTTCGCCCGTCCAGATGAGGTCGGGGTTGAGCCCATAGAAACGCTGGAAGTCCGCTTCGAGCGCGTCGGGCGCTGTGGCGAGCATTCCTATGAGCGTCAGGAGTTTGGGGCGACCTGTTCGAGGAGTTGGGCGATGAAGTCGCTGACCTTGTCGATGCTCACGCGGCCGGTGTCGGGGTCGCGCAATGCGTCCTTCATCGCCGTGTACTGGTCGCCGCACAGCTTCTTGAGGAAGGGGACGATGGCGAACGCGCCGGAGCCGTCTCCGGTCTGGGCGGTCTGGAGGTCGTAGAGGTATTCGACCATGTCGAGGTCGTTGAAGATCGCGGGGCCGACGGTGACGGTGACGCCCATGACCTCGACGGTCTTGGGCTGGTTTTTCGGGGTCTTGTGGCCCTGCGGCTGCTTGGCTGCCATATGCGTGTCCTTTCAAAGTGTCAAAGGTGCCCCCCCCCCCCCGC